TTGGCATTAACCGAGGCGGTGAAATGGCATGGACAAGTTTACTTAGGTTATGAGATAACAAAGAAAGCGGGTGGGGGTCGTTACAATTATGACCATATACCCGAGATAATTGAATTGAAGAACCAAGTTAAGGAGTTGGAGAAACAAGCCCAATATGCGTATAAAACAACCACACAAGGTTTGTTAATTAGTGCAGATGGTGAATTAATAACACCCGCCCAGTATATTCAGAACGAGGACACGATCCAAATAAAACTAAGCAAATGAGAATGTTTATTTTATCGCTTGTCTGTATTGTATTGAGCGGGTTGGGTTACGGGTGGTTAATTGTGCATCACCCGTATGTGGCCCAGTGCATCGGAATGTCGATGGTTGGGTTGGGTGGTGTCATTTGGATTGTTGTGATGTTCAACGCAATAAAAAGGGGGCAATGAAGCCCCCCATCCTATGATATGACAAATAACAAACGGATTTGGCAAATATACGGATAATTTATTTTATATTTGTGGTGTTGAAACGGGATGAGCAGATTCCAATTCAGAAAACCTTATTGCCCTTTTGATTTTATATCACTGCTCTGATATATTTTCATTAGGGCTTTTTTTATGGAAAATTTAGGACAAATCATCAGAAGTAAAAAAACGGGAAAGAGCAGATACACTCCCGTAAGTAACGAAATCTTGCAGAGTTTAACATTGAGTGCCGAGGAAAAAAGCATCTTGGTTCACTTATTATCATTACCCGAGGATTGGGTTGTGTACAAAATGGCGTTTGGTAAGCAATTAAACATGGGCCGTCACCGATTCAATAACGCATGGAAAGGGTTGCAACAAAAAGGATACATTGTATCGGTACAAATGATTGACACCAATACCAATTTGATGCGTGGTTGGAATCACATGGTTCATGAAGAACCAGTATTGAACGAACAACGGATTGACCAACCTTCGGAGTTACCGAAAATCGGACAGTCCGAAAATAGGGTACTATACAAAGGAATAACAATACAAAGTAATAATATCACAAAGGAACTGCGTGAGGTTTATACTGAAAAAGAAAAAGAAGAACATACGGCCCCCGCGCCGAAATTGGAATTCCCAACGCTGAATGAATGTATTTTGCACTTTACTACAAATAATTTTAGTCAGAAGGATGGCGCGGAGTTTTACCATTATTGGGAATCAATGGGTTGGAAACGAAAAGGAGGCGCAAAAATTCAAAAATGGAAATCCGCCGCCCATCAATGGATGGCAAAATTAGAACCTAATAAACTTGAAATTACAACAAATAAACCGAAACTTGCCACACTATGAACAAACAACAAATCGTACTCGCCAACATTCTGTATTATGACACGGCCCGTCATTTTTTACCACAAGTAAACAAAAATTGGTTCACCGATCCGTTCGCCAAAAAGTTAATTGATGTCATGACGGAAATGTATTTTAATGATGAACCCATCGACATCGTAACTTTAGGACATCACTTTGAACGGGTTGAATTGGTCACAATCGTTAAACTGCAACAAGAAGCCAGTGGAATCCATGACATTAAACCACACTTGCAATACCTTGAATACGATTATTTGCGGAATGAGTTGGTGCGTAAAATTAGTGGGATTGACATTGATAAGGATTTGAAAAGTTTGGTTAACGACATTCAAGATGCGTTGGAGATGGTGACCTTTTCAACCAATAAAGAACCCGAACAGATTATTAAGTTGACAAACCAAGTGGTTGACAAAATCATTGAGAACACCAACAAAGGAAACGCATTAACGGGCCGTGAAACGGGGTGGAAGTTTTTGGATAAGTATTTAGGCGGTTATAACGAAGGGGATATGATAGTAGTGGCGGGTCGCCCAGGGATGGGAAAAACTGCGTTGGCATTATCATTGACCAAGGAGTTTGCAAAATGCGGAGGCAAAGCGTTGTTTATGTCATTGGAAATGTCGGCCGAGCAATTAGCCAAAAGATATGTTTCGTTATTGGGCAACATCGACAATTGGAAGATTCGCAACGGATCGTTACAAGGGTATGAAATTGACAAAGTGATTCAGATGGCAAACACACAGACAATTAATTTTTATGTGGATGATGATGTGGACACGCGGTTAAGCCAAATCAAAGCAAAGGCAAAAATTCACAAGTCACGCCACGGGTTGGGATTATTGGTGATTGATTACATCCAATTGATGAAAGGAACAAAAGACATGAGGGAACAAGAAATTGCCGAAATATCGCGTGGGCTTAAATTGTTGGCAAAGGAGTTGAAAATCACGGTGATGGTGTTAGCACAGTTATCCAGAAAATCCGAGGAACGGGCCGACAAACGACCATTGTTATCAGACCTTCGCGAATCGGGTGCCATTGAACAAGATGCCGACATCGTTATGTTCCCATTCCGACCAGCGTATTACCAGGATGAAAAACCCGAAATTGAAGATGCCCAACTTATCATCATGAAAAACAGAAACGGGGAATGTGCATCCATTCCAACATTTTATGAAGGGCGTTTGACAAGTTACACAGAAAATACCCAACCAAAAATTTCATCACCTTTTGAATTTTGAAATTAAAATTGTATAATTGTATCGACAAATATGAAAATGGATATCAAACAAACGGTTATTGACTTGTTAAGCCAATATACCGACTTCAAAGACAACGACCAGCAATTGGTTGCATGGTATTGGAAATTGGAAATGGAAGCGATGGGTTACCCATCATCCAACACCACCGCAATGAACTTCTTAAAATTAATGGCAAATGGGCGGTTAACATCCTCCGACACCATTACACGGGTTCGTAGGTTGGTGCAAGAGGAAACACCCGAATTGCGTGGGAAAAAGTACGATGAACGCCAGGCCAAACAATCACAAGTTAAAAAGGATTTAGGATATTGATATGACAAACAACAAACAACAAACGGAGATTAATGCAGTTGAGTACCTTGATAAGGTTAATCAATTTGCAAAAGAAAACAACACGGGTAAGCCAAAACAACAGACGGCAATTGAGTGGCTTTGGAATCAACTCCCCGAAATTTTACCATTCACAGTAGACACTGAAACAGCAGTTAAATTGCAAGAAGGATATAAACAAGCCAAAGAAATGGAGAAAGAAAGAATTGAAACCGCATACAACAAAGGAACAGTTCATGGAATTGATTATCCTGAAAGTACACTACCAATAACTGGTGAACAATACTACAACGAAACCTACGGAGGAGGTGAGCAATGAAACTATACACAGAAGAACAAGTAAAAAAAATGTTAGATTTAGCAAGGTTTACTTATAATTCAGAGGATAAAATACTTTTATCTCAAATTCCCATCCAACTACCAAGTGATGAGGAGATAGAGGACGCATCATTAGAAGAAAATAATGATGATTTATCACCTGCTGAAGAATTTCAAAGAGGTGCAAAATGGATGCGTGATAAAATACAAGGAGGTGAGCAATGACAAACAATAAACAACAAACGGCATTGAAACTATACACAGAAGAACAATTGCTAAACACTATTGAGGCGATTAAAGATTACCTTAAAAATTACCCAGAAAAATTTCACGAATCAATGATTAAGAAACATCTAACAGCATTAGCACCAATCACCACAAAAAGAACTCTCATCATCTACAATACTAAAGAAACAACGGAAGAAGAAGCAAGACATTTATTAGAGATTCTAAATTGTGATGATTCTACTTTATGGGATAACGCAGACCATTGCGGAGTGCAGGTAATTGAAGTTCCATTAACCTACGGAGGAGGTGAGCAATGACAAACAATAAACAACAAACGGCAGTTGAGTGGTTTTCGGTTAGAAGAGATGTTCTAGAAATCGAAGTAAGGTTAGGCAAACTTTCTCCAATTGAATATGCAGAAGAACTAAAAAAAGCAGAACAACAAGCCAAAGAAATGGAAGCGATTGGAAAGGAAATGAGTTATGACGATGGTTATGCGGATGGTTATAAACGGGCATTGGATTACATGACCATGTCAATTAAAAACGCAATTGAAACAAAATAATGTTAAACGAAGAAATTACACCCATAGACCAGTTGATTGAGTGGTTGCAGAT